CCGTATCCTACCGCGAGACGACACTCAAAAATCGTCGTAAGGGGGAATCATGCACTCATTTGTGCCCAGACCGGAGTATTATGCTCCGCTGTGTTCGAGGTGCGATGACCAATCTTTCCGGTCCTTACAAACTGGGAGGGTTGAGATTCACATGCTTGTCACAGATGGATGCGAAGTCTGCAGATGTCTAATTCCGAGATGTCTGCGTGAGTATACTCGGACTGTACGGACCTTTAGACTGGAGGATGATTTTTTCGCTCGGTTGTGCATTGATTATTGTACGGCCGCTGACAAATCTCTGAATCAGTCTCTGACATCTGAGATCCGATCAGAAAAGGATCCGTTGCGCAGGGTCGCAATGATGCGTTTGATACCTGAGGCACTTTCACAGGTTCATGTTCGACAGCAATTGTTGTCGACCAGATTCAATCGGCACACCCTTTTTCTCTACGGAATGGGTGGTCTGACTACAGTTACAGCTCTCGGCTTAGGTACCAAACGGATTCTTGCCAATTGGGATATGCCCAAATCTGTGCGATGGGGATTGGCCGCTTTTTCCATGTGTCCATTTTGGGAATTGGGTCTGTTTTATCTTGGAAGAAAGGTTTCTCAGTTGTGGGGCGGGCATGCGCATTATAAGATTTTACCGCTCAGAGATATCACGGAGAATGAGGATGAGGATGATGAGGATGCTTCTGTTTCACCCCCGGCTGTTCCTAGGGTGTTACAGCTTCCTCCGTTGCCAGAATCTGAGAATGATCATCCAGATGAGGTGAGTTCGGTGACAACGGATCCGGGTGCGCATATAGATGAGGTACGAACATGGTTCGAAAATCTCCCGGAACCTCGTGCGATGTCACCAGATGATAGAATTCCAGTCAATACGATTGTCGGACCGTTGGAATCAGTTATACTCGAAACCAACATTGAGTCAGGTGAGGATTACCTCGCCAGGGTCGAGACTAGGGACATTCCGGTCCCACGTGTCGCTACTCCCATTGGTCCCACCACCCAGGAAGTTCAACACTACACTGATGCTCTTGAGAATGTTATCAGGGCATGTAAAGGTAGGGTGGAAGGGAAAGCTAAACCATTCAAACCCAGTGACAAAGTTTATGCGGGCATTCTGTCAGTGCAGAGGGCACTGAAGGATCATGTTTTCACGAAACGGAGGGTCCAGCAATGGGCCGCAGACAATCCTTGCTTGAATGAGCTTGTTTCGAAGAAATGGTCCCAACGTACTGTTCAGAATGCTTTGGATATGTTGATGGCAACCTCGGCGAATCAGCATTTTGT